AAAGAGAACGATTCTCTAAGGTGCTGAAGCACCAAGTGAATCGGTTCCGTACTATTTGTACTGTCTGCGGCTTCGTCGCCTTGTCCTGATTTTTGTTAATCCGCTATATTTTAGATAATGCGCGATTTCACCGTATGGGTGTCTTACGGGAAATGGCGGAAAAATTGGGACATAAGGTATTGCCTCTTGCACCTTATTCACCTGAGCTCAACCCGATTGAGAAAGTGTGGGCGAATATTAAGCAGTATCTGCGAACCGTTTTGTCTGATTACGCCCGATTTGACGATGCACTACTGTCCTATTTTGATTTTAATTGAATATACATTTGAATTAATTCGCACTTAATTTAAATGTGTTTTTAACTGTGCTTTATTTAAAGGCAATGAGAATGTGAAAGTATCGGATCAATCCCAAAGCAGCCTGCACTTTCGAAACGGGGTGCAGGCTGCTTTGGGAATTTCATAACCGTTTCAGCCTGCTTTATTCCGCAAATACCGTTTCCAACCCTAACCCGCTCTCTTTCACCAAGCGCAAATAAGCCAGCATGAATTTATACCGTGCTTGAGCCAGTTTCTGTTCTGCTTGGGCGACTTCCTGCCGCGCCCGTATTACTTCCAGCCGGTTGCGGATGCCGTATTGTTGGCCGGTTTCGGTCGATTTCAGTTTCAAACGGCTGCTTTCCAAAACCCGTTCTTGCGCCATGATTTGGTAACGCGCCGCACCGCTTTCGGTATAAGCCTGGCGTACGGCGAGTTTGATGTGCCGCTCGGTTGCGGTCAGCTGTGCTTCGGCGGCCCCGTATTGCGCTTCGGCTTCATGGATTTTGCCCGACAATTCTCCGCCGGTATAAAGCGGCAAATTCAACTGTACGCCGACGCTCATCCCTTTGCCCCGATAGTGGTAGTCATTATTCTGCGCAGATGAAGTGTAGAGGTTATTCTGATAGCCGACATGGGCAGAAACGGTGGGATAGCGGCTGTTCTGTGCTGCCCGAAGCGCCTGTCCGCTGCTTTGCAGGGCAAGCTGCTGCATCCGGTATTCATGATTGTTGGATAAGGCAATGCGCTGCCATTCATCCAGACTGTAACGTTCCAGCTTGGGCAGATAGCGTGCCAACAGGTTGGCGGTATCTATGGCCTCGATTTGTTTGCTATCCAGGTCGGTGTAGTCGTTCAACTGGTTTTCATAGGTTTGTTTCTCAGCCAATACGGCGATTTCTTGGGCCAGGGCATTGTCGTAACCGGCTTTGGCTTCGTGAATATCCAGCGCGGTGGCAGCACCTTTATTGAATAAAGCCTGCGCCTGCCTTACCTGCTGGGCATAAGCCTCTTTTTCCGCCGCATGGGCGGCAACGGTGTCTCGGCTGAGTAAAACGTTGAAATAACTTTCGGCAACTTTCAACAGCAATTCTTCGCGTGCCGCATCGAAACGCTGTTCTGCAGCCTGCGTATCGAACCTGCTTTGGCGGTATTGTGCAAATTTGGCAGCGTCAAATAAGGTTTGTCCCACCTGCACGCTCCATCCCTGTGTTTCGCGGGTGGAAGAAATCGATGGCGGCTGGCGCTGGTAGCTGGCATTGGCGGATACATGGGGAAGGAATGCGGCCTTGGCTTGTTGTTGCCGTGCGCGCACTGCATCACGCTGGTAATGGGACGCTTGAAAATCAGCCGAATGTTGCTGCGCCGCCCGCCATGCTTCAGGCAGCGTAAAAGCCGAAACGGATGGGGAAAGGGATAGTGGCAAGGTAAAAAGTGAAACGGGTAGGATATATTTGGAAAAATAGGATTTCATAGCCGAAAATAGTTCATGTTGCAAATAGGGCGTCAGTGTCAGGCAAACGGAAATACCGTAATCTTGCATTATCATTAGATTGAGCAATGTCATCCGGGCAATGGTTTCAGGCAGTCTGCATGTCCGAACCGGCGGATAACAAATGCCCAGTACGGATCCGCCTATCGCTCCCTAAAGCTTTCGTCCAATTTGGTTTGCAGCGGGCTTAACAGATAATCCAGCACCCGCCGTTTACCCGTTTTAATCTCCGCCGTGACATTCATGCCCGCCGTCAGATTCACTGCTTTGCCGTCAATATTCAAGGTATGTTTGTCCAGCGACACCACCGCCGTATAAACCAAGCCCAACTGTTCGTGGCTTACCGCATCATGGCTGACACTTTTCACCTTGCCCGTCAGATAACCGTAGCGCGTATAGGGAAAACTCTCAATCTTCACCACCGCATCCTGTCCCTGTTCCACAAAACCGATGTCTTTGTTCAATACCAAAACTTCCACGTCCATTTTGTCGTCATCGGGCGCAACCACCATCATTTTTTGGGCAGCCTGCACCACACCGCCCACCGTATAGGTGGCCAATTCCTGCACCGTGCCGTCCGCAGGCGACTGTATTGTCATCAGCTGCTGCCGCTGCTTTGCCTTATCCGTTTGGCCGCGGTATTGGTCAATCTGTTCGTTTGCCTGGCGCAGCGCATCCAGCGTATCGCGTTTCAGGTTCTGCGTATTCAGCACCCGACTCTGCTCCGCCTGTGCAATGGCCGCCTGAATCTGCCTCATCTGACCGCGCGTACTTTCCAAATCGTTCCAATTGCTGACCGATTTGCTCTGCTGCTCCAAAAACGCATGTTCCGAAATAAAATTGTCGGCCCGCAAACGGCGGTAGTCTGCTGTTTTCTGCTGCTCGATCGCCCCCACCGAAACCAGCTTCTGCTCCTGCGCCTTGGCCGACTGCAATTCCGCCTGATGGCCGCGCAAAGCCGACTGCAATTGCGCATCCTGCGCCGCCCATGCCTGATACTGGTGCTGCGCCAACACCTGCGCCGATTGCACATCGGCATCGGAGAGACCTAAAGACCGTGCTTGCGCCATATCGATATGCGGCACGGTACGGCTTTCCAATGCCGCCAATACCGCTTCATAACGCAGTTTGGACAATTGGGCAGCCTGCAAAGCCTGCTCCGACTGCACCACATCGCTGTCTGTTCCCACAGCCTCCAGTTCCGCCAGCGTTTCTCCCTGTTTCACATGCTGCCCGTCGCGCACATGTACCGCCTTAACCACCGCCGTTTCCAGCGGCTGGATGGTTTTGCTGCGCCCGACCGACACCGTTTTGCCCGAAGCCGCCGCCACAATATCGATTTTGCCGAACCAGGACCACAACAAAGCCAAAAGCGCAAACGCCATAATAAAACGCGCCGCCCATTTCGGAGCGGCAGAGACCGGCGTATCGGTCAGTTCCAAATGCGCGGGCAAAAACGCCTGTTCTTCCGCCGTGCGTTTGGGCGGTTCCAACTGGTCGCGCACCGCCCAAACATTGCGCCATACAGTAATGTATCGAGAAAGAAAGGATTTCAGGGCGGAGAAAAACATAACGGGTATAACCTTGGCAATATAGAAACAGGAAACAATATAAATATGTAAAGGAATTTTAACGGAAAGCGCGGCAGCTGTTAAGGGAAAGGCGGGAATATTGACAAAAAATACCCAAGTCGTTACAAATATTCATTATTTTACTGCGTAACGCAACGCTGAAGCGCAGGCTGCTTTTGAGATGCGGCAAGGTTCGGCAAAAAGCAGCCTGCACATTTAACCACAGGAACAACCCATGTTTACCACAAACGATTTACGCCATTTCCTAGAAGGTTTGGCCATCCTATTCTCAATCGGCTATTGGGGCACCATGCTGCTGTTGCTTTGGTTTCTCGTCCGCTTTGCCTATAAAAAGCCCAAACGGAACCCCGGCAAAATCCTTTCAGGCAGCCTGACCGCCGCCGCTATCCTGATGCTGTTTGTTTGGATTATTCCCAAACAATTCGGCCCGATCAAAGAAGAAATACAGGCACAAGAAGAGTGGGACAGAAAATACAAAGAAGCCGAAGCCGTGTTTAACGAACAATGCAAAACGGCGGGGGAAAGATTTACCAGACGGCGGACAATGTGGAAGGGATTATGCTGTTGAAGGTAGTACCTGAGCGTACCGTTTCGGCAGATGCAAAAACCAGAGACCCGATGTGGGACAATGCGGCTTTACAGACCAGCGAAGGCGTAAATTTTATTGCTCGTTTCCTAGGATTTTTTAGCGATGGGGAATACCGCTATGTGGATGTCCTGCAACCCAACCATTCCGATATTATTCGGTATTCAGGTAAAGATTTTCCGATAAATCAAATATTTAATCATATACACCCCGCCCGTTATGCGGTAACGTTCGAAAACAATGTCGATTCCAAGCTGCGCAGGCACTGGGTGGCAGGTGCGACCATACGGATTATCGACCGCCAAACTGACGAAGTGATTGCCAAGAAAACCATCTATGTCTTTGAAAAAGGCTTGGACGGCACGGGTGGGGCGAGAATGCCGTGGAAGTTTGCTATCTTGTGCAATAAAGAAAGACTTACTTCTTCAGAGCCGTTATCGGATTTTGTTCTTAGCGTTTTAAAACCTTATATATTGCGTCCCTAAGAAGGGACGATTAACAAAAATTAACGTCCTTTACTTTCTACAAGTAACAGGGCTTTTTTTTGCCCGTTTTTGAGGATTCGCACCATGGAAGATAAGCAAGGGATGACAAAGGCGGTTGCCGGCGTGATGACGGACGCGCCAGCGGACGGCAGGAAGCCGGCAACCGCTTCAAATCTTCCCCCCTTATCTAACAGGGGGGGACAGAAACCGAAACGGCAGGCAGGGTTCAGGAAGTCTTCGAATGTTACGAAACGTACATAACGGACGGTAAAGGAAACCTGTTAGGCGTTCCTCTTCGGCGCGGTGTATCTGATTCGGCGTTCATTGATCAAATTAGCTTTTCATTTCATGAAAAAACCTTTTTCGATAAATACGGCGTTCGTGTAAGTCTTTTGGAAGACGAAGATTTTATTCGCGCCGCGTCCATGCTCGCCGAAGAAGTTTTCGGTTTCGGTATCTACAAAGAATCCAAAGGCTCGGGCGGTCGTTTCTATGAGCGCTGTTGGTTGATGGGTTCGGAAGACGTCCTATACGGTCGCGTCCATTTTGGCGGACAAAACAATACCATCCTTTTCGAACTGACCGGCACCGGTTGCGGCGTCGCAAAAGAAGGCTGGGAATCACGACTTTTCGCATTCCTGACTAATGCAATCCGCCCAAAAATCACACGCGTTGACATCGCAAAAGACTTTTTCAACGGCGAATACAGCCCGAACCAAGCCCGTGAAGACCGAAATAAAGGTATGTTTACCTGTCATCACGTCAAACCAAAAGGCGAATGTTTGGGGTCAGATTGGGAAGAAGACGATGAAGCCAAAATGACCAAAGGCAAGACCTATGGTATCGGCTCCCGTGAATCGTCCAAATATGTCCGCGTCTATGAAAAAGGCAAGCAGTTGGGCGATAAAACAAGCACATGGACGCGCTTTGAAATTGAATTCAAAGCAAAAGACATCGTTATCCCTTTCGAAGTTTTGCAGAATCCGGGCGAATATTTCGGCGGCGCATATCCGATTTGCGAACGATTCGCCCAAAAGGCAACGCGCATACACGCGGTTAAGGAAGATAAGGTCATTTCAGCCGACCGCTACCTTGAATGGGTAAAAAAACAGTTCGGACGTGCGGCAAACGGTCTGAAATTCATTTTTCCCGAATTGGACAAAGCCAAACTGTTTGAACTGATTGAGCCGAGTCATCACAAGCTGCCCAAGTCTTTGGCTCCCGAAGCCTACGACTGCGCCTTTTTGAAAGCTCAAGCCATTCATGAACAGCCCGCATTCAAACCGTACAAAGACCCTTACTATATGTACGAATATTACGAGAATCTTGAAAAACAGCTTGAACAGCAAAAACACGTCAACAATGAAGAAAGCTATAACAACTTCATTTACGACAAATTCGCAAGACTACCGATTTCATGGGCTTAAAGTGTCTGCCCGAAAGACGTTTAATCACACAAGGAAACCAAAAAATGAACATCCAACTTCAAGGCCACATCGTCGGCGTTAAAAAATTCAACGGACAAATCGAAGGCAAGAGCTTCGACTATTGCCGCCTGATTGTCGCCACACCCTTAGACAGCTCCCAAGGCAACGCATTGGGCAGCTCTACTACTGAATACGATTTCGGCGGCTCTGCCAATTTCGAGCAGTTCCGAAACGCCCAATTTCCCATCGAAGCAAACCTGAACGTGGAAATCGTTACTACGGGCAAAACCCAAAAACTGAAAGTCATCGGTTTTCAACTCGTGAAGAAAGGCTGATTGAATGCAGAAAGTCTATGTTGTCCAGTCCGTATCAACAGGGGACTTTCTGTATCTCTCTCCTGAAACGGGCGACATCGGACATACCAAATTAATCACCAATGCCGATTATTTCTACGACTTCGAAGAAGCGATTAACGCAGGTTTGGAAGAAATCGGCAACCAATACGAATTTGTCGTATTCGGATTTTTGAAAGACTGATTTTCGGATGTTCGGCGGTCGTCTGAAAAACGCTCCATCCATTACCGCCAAACACTTTTTGAAGGAAAATATCATGAAATTTATTAACACCTGCCGTAAATACGGCGCAAAACTGGCTGTTGTAACAGCTGCTCCCCTGGCTTTGGCCGCACATGCAAATGCAACGTTGCCCGATACGGCAAAAAACGCTTTGGAAGCCGCAAAAGCGGACGGTATGGAAGCCGGTTGGATTGTCGTTGGCGTTTTCGCCGCGCTTTTTGTATTTTCCATCGTTAAGAGAGTGATGAAGTAAGACGGCATGTACTACCAAGTCGGAAATAAATGTCTTGAGAAGCACCAGGCTGAAAACCTTTATTTCAGCTTGGTAGTACCAAGAATCAAAGAAAACGGACAGATTGTCAGGCCGGAATATAACGGCAGCCTGTGGAAGATGTCGGACGGTCAGCCGCTAAGGCTTTTATTGGCGGAATGCAGTCTGAAAGACAACCTGCAAAGCGGCCTTGAAACAGGCTGGATAGTATTCGGCATCCTCGCGTCCGTTTACTTTGTTTCCCTGCTGAAAAAGGTTTTGAAATGATGGATTTTTATTTTTATCTCGGCGTTTCCGTACCCGTATTAATCGGGGCGGTTCTGTTTAAGAATTGAGCGCATGAAGTTATGGTGTCAAAATCAGGCTTTCAAAACAATCATTGAAAGGCAGAACCATGAACAAGCCGTTTATCACTCAGGCGCAGTTGGCACTTTATAAATATCAGCCGTCTAGCAAGTATTTTGGGCAATCGATGGCGGTTATAGCGCAATCTGAATTTGTTGAATTTGCGAAGATTAATAAGTCTGAAAATGTTATTGATTGTTTCTCTTTTTTCTGGAATAGAAGAATTAAACATGATATTTGGCTAATCTCATTTTCTGATAATTCAGAAATGGTAATTAAAGAATCCCTGAAAGATGGTCATAAAATATACAAATTTGAATTTTGCGAAATTGTCGATAATTGCAATTTTGATGATGTATTCGTTTGAAGCGAATGCAAATGCAGTAAAAATATCTGAAACTGTTTCAGTTGATACCGGACAAGGTGCGAAAATTCATAAGTTTGTACCTAAAAATAGTAAAACTTATTCATCTGATTTAATAAAAACGGTAGATTTAACACACATCCCTACGGGCGCAAAAGCCCGAATCAACGCCAAAATAACCGCCAGCATTTCCCGCGCCGGCGTATTGGCGGGGGGCGGCAAACTTGCCCGCTTAGGCGCGAAATTCAGCACAAGGGCGGTTCCCTATGTCGGAACAGCCCTTTTAGCCCACGACGTATACGAAACTTTCAAAGAAGACATACAGGCACGAGGCTACCAATACGACACCGAAACCGACAAATTTGTAAAAGGCTACGAATATAGTAATTGCCTTTGGTACGAAGACGAAAGACGTATTAATAGAACCTATGGCTGCTACGGCGTTGACAGTTCCATTATGCGCCTTATGTCCGATTACAGCAGATTCCCCGAAGTCAAAGAATTGATGGAAAGCCAAATGGAAAGGCTTGCCCGTCCGTATTGGGAAAAGTTAAGGAATCGTCCTGATATGTATTATTTTAAAAACTACAATTTTAAACGTTGTTATTTCGGATTGAACGGCGGAGATTGTTTAGTTGCTAAAGGTGATGATGGTAGAACTTTTATCAGTTTCTCACTTCAAGGAAATTCAAAATACAAAGAAGAAATGGATGCCAAAAAGCTGGAAGAGATTTTATCGTTGAAAGTCGATGCCAATCCCGACAAATACATAAAGGCAACCGGATATCCCGGTTATTCCGAAAAAGTAGAAGTCGCACCCGGAACAAAAGTGAATATGGGACCCGTCACGGACAGGAACGGGAATCCCGTTCAGGTTGTCGCAACATTCGGCAGGGATTCGCAAGGCAACACCACAGTGGATGTTCAAGTAATTCCGCGTCCCGACTTAACCCCCGGAAGCGCGGAAGCGCCGAACGCACAGCCGCTGCCCGAAGTATCGCCCGCTGAAAACCCCGCAAACAACCCGGCCCCCAATGAGAACCCCGGCACGCGTCCCAATCCCGAACCCGACCCCGATTTGAATCCCGATGCAAATCCCGATACGGACGGACAGCCCGGAACAAGCCCCGATTCCCCGGCCGTTCCGGACCGCCCAAACGGCAGGGACGGCAAAGATGGCGGGCTTTTGTGCAAATTCTTCCCCGACATTCTAGCTTGCGACAGGCTGCCCGAGCCCAATCCGGCAGAAGATTTAAATCTGCCGTCTGAAACCGTCAATGTAGAGTTTAAGAAATCCGGAATCTTTCAAGATTCCGCACAGTGTCCCGCCCCCGTTACGTTCACTATAACCGTGCTTGATTCAAGCAAGCAGTTCGCGTTCAGCTTTGAGAACGCATGTACCATAGCCGAACGGCTAAGGTACATGCTTCTCGCCCTTGCTTGGGCGGTTGCCGCCTTTTTTTGTATCCGCACAGTATCCCGTGAAGTCTAGCAGGCGCAGCACCGCCGGGCTTCAGTAACTTGTGCCAAGGCAGGGGGAGGACGTCCAGAAAGATTTGTAAAGACGGCTTTATCGTCTTTATAAATCTTTTTGGATACCCCTTGCCGCCCCGCCAAAAGAACACACTCTGCTGCAAGGGCAGGTGGTAAGGCGCGCGCTTTTTGCGCCGTCCCCCTGCCCCCGCAGCGTCGCAAGTGAGACTGGGGGTGTGGGGGCTAGTCCCCGCAAAATCTTTCAGATTAAGAAACATTTTTTTAATGAGGCAACCGTGCCTTTTAAGAAAGGGATAGCAAATGAAATTGTTGGCCGCATTGATTCCGCTCTTGATGAGCGTCGTAGGCCGTATATTGACTGCATTGGGATTGATGGCCGTGACCTATTCGGGGGTGGATAGATTGGTAGCCCATTTTCAACAGGCGATAACCCATAGCATAACGGGCGCACCTCAAGCAATGTTACAGCTTTTCTATATAAGCGGCGGTGGTACTGTTCTAAACATTCTTTTCGGCGCGATCGCCTTTATTCTGTCATTCAAACAAATGACAAAACTAGCAACCTCAATCGGGAAGAAAAAATAAATGGCAGAGATCTGTTTGATAACCGGCACGCCCGGTTCAGGGAAAACATTAAAAATGGTTTCCATGATGGCAAACGATGAAATGTTTAAGCCGGATGAAAACGGCATACGCCGTAAAGTATTTACGAACATCAAAGGCTTGAAGATACCGCACACCTACATAGAAACGGACGCGAAAAAGCTGCCGAAATCGACAGATGAGCAGCTTTCGGCGCATGATATGTACGAATGGATAAAGAAGCCCGAAAATATCGGGTCTATTGTCATTGTAGATGAAGCTCAAGACGTATGGCCGGCACGCTCGGCAGGTTCAAAAATCCCTGAAAATGTCCAATGGCTGAATACGCACAGACATCAGGGCATTGATATATTTGTTTTGACTCAAGGCTCTAAGCTTCTAGATCAAAATCTTAGAACGCTTGTACGGAAACATTACCACATCGCTTCAAACAAGATGGGTATGCGTACGCTTTTAGAATGGAAAATATGCGCGGACGATCCCGTAAAAATGGCATCAAGCGCATTCTCCAGTATCTATACACTGGATAAAAAAGTTTATGACTTGTACGAATCAGCGGAAGTTCATACCGTAAATAAGGTCAAGCGGTCAAAATGGTTTTATACTCTGCCAGTAATAATATTGCTGATTCCCGTTTTTGTCGGCCTGTCCTATAAAATGTTAAGTAGTTATGGAAAAAAACAGGAAGAACCCGCAGCACAAGAATCGGCGGCAACAGAACATCAGGCAGTATTTCAGGATAAAACAGAAGGCGAGCCGGTAAACAACGGTAACCTTACCGCAGATATGTTTGTTCCGACATTGTCCGAAAAACCCGAAAGCAAGCCGATTTATAACGGTGTAAGGCAGGTAAGAACCTTTGAATATATAGCAGGCTGTGTAGAAGGCGGAAGAACCGGATGCACATGCTATTCGCATCAAGGGACGGCATTGAAAGAAATTACAAAGGAAATGTGCAAGGATTACGCAAGAAACGGATTGCCGTTTAACCCATATAAAGAAGAAAGCCAAGGGCGGGATGTCCAGCAAAGTGAGCAGCACCATTCGGACAGACCGCAAGTTGCCACGTTGGGCGGAAAGCCGTGGCAAAATCTTATGTATGATAATTGGCAGGAGCGCGGAAAACCGTTTGAAGGAATCGGCGGGGGCGTGGTCGGATCGGCAAACTGAAGAAAACGGCAAGAGAGAAAAAAGACCCGTAAACCGTTTGAATATAGACGGCTTACGGGTCTTTGTTTCGCGCAAAGCAAGGGCTAAGGCAGTCAGGCAGCAAATCCCGCAATGTATTAAAACAGACGCGTAGAAATGCCGGCTGCCTTTATCCATCCTCAAAATTGAATATCATCCTAGCCGTATCAAGGCTGTATAAATAAGGAAAATACCAATGAATATAATCGGGCTGGACATCTCAAAGGATACCATAGACGCAACATTGCATAAAACAAACGGAAGTATCCATTACATTAAATTTAAGAATAATGATGATGGATTAAAACAGTTTAGATTGTGGATAAAGGGAAACAGAATCAGAAAAGCCTATATCGGCATGGAGGCAACAGGCATCTATTACGAAAAGGCAGCAGATATGCTTTCTTCCTACTATACCGTTTACGTTATCAATCCCTTAAAAATCAAGGACTACGGGAAAAGCAGGTTTAACCGTACCAAAACCGACAAAGCAGATTCAAACCTGATAGCAGATTACATAAAAAGGCATCAAGATACATTGATACCGTATCAGATACCCAAAAACAAAGCACTGCAAAAACTGATTAACCTTAAAAATCAATTACAGCAACATCAGAAGCAAATTAAAAACCGTCTTCATAGCACTGAAGAAGACTTCATAAGGAACATACATCAAGACTTGATAGATACCATACAGGACAAGATGGAACAGGTAAAAATAGCCATATCCGAACAAATCAAAAAACAAACGGACAATAACCATTACCGCAATCTTCAAACCATCCCGAGCATAGGCAAAGACACCGCATCAGTTCTTTATGCGCAACTGACAGAAAAACATTTTAAAACCGCAAACCAGTTTGTATCCTATGCCGGATTAAGTCCCGCCATCATACAATCAGGGACAAGCGTAAGAGGTCGGGGCAGATTGAGCCGATACGGAAACAGACGATTAAAAAGTACGCTGTATATGCCCGCCCTTTGTGCTTACCGTTTTAACGCATTTCCGAAATTAATAAATAATCTGAAAAAAGCGGGTAAGCCAAAGATGGTAATCATCGTTGCCATCATGCGCAAACTGGCGAAGCTCGCCTATTACATTGTTAAAACCGGCCAGCCTTACGATGCGGAAAGACACCGATTGAATCAATAAAATTCAACAAAATTAAACGGTTACGCGAATATATTTGTGTAACCGTGCATTTGCATATCGTAAATAAACGTAAATAAAAATAACAATATAAATCAGTATGTTGCAGCTTTGTTTTTATTTTGTGTTGACGGGCAACATATCATCTGCGCGGGAATGACGGCTGCAGATGCCCGACGGTCTTTAT